ACCTCTCCAAAATGATATGTTACGTATACTTTACGTCAACATAGGCATTCCCTTGCCTTTACGTGCGTACGCGACTATGATGGACCATCGAAACGTGGTTCCATCTTTTAGTGTCACATACATAAAGGACTTAAATGCTCCCTTCCCACGCTTCACATCTTTGCAGCATCTTCCTGAACTAAGGTACATCAGTATCTTAGCCCAGTGAATGCTTGGAGATAGAACACGTGGCTGAGGACTTCGATCTATCCATTGATAGCCATAGTGCATGACTGCACCACGGTGATCAATTTGAAGATCGTGACAAAAGTCTCTCAAGATGGATTTAGCATGATGCTTCATCTCAATACCACATTTCTCAAAGAGGAATGGGCTTGGAGTAATGAACTCATCAAGCTTCATCTTATCTAAGGGATCCTGTTTATGACGCCAATCTCCGCTTGCCTTTGCGGTGATGTCAGGATACAAAGTCTTTGGCATCAACCTGTAGATGTTATACCAGAGAGGAATAAAACTTGGGTAAATCTGAGCTAATCGTGATAATTTGTTAATTATCGTGATTACCTCACCCATGTTAGTGGGATAACGAAAGTCATAAGACTCTACGTACCCAAATCCGTCAAGGAAATGGGCCCCACAAGATTCCCTATAATCACTGTTAATATACGTTTTATCGTAGTTAACAATGAAACTGGCGCTCTCAAGATCTTTCACAAGATCTTCTGCAAACTCATTAGGGATGATAATATCATCCCCAAAGACGCTGCAGTTAGAGCAATACGATCTACATAGTGCGTAAAGGATAAGGCTCATAAGCTCAAACGTAAACCCATTTCCCATACTTGAAATCTTTTTGATGAAGAAAAATTCTCCATCTAAATCAAGGGTCATTTCTGACCGAGTTTGATCAAGTAGATCAAAAACTCGTCTGGGTAATAAGTAGCGAATGAGATCATATGAAATGCTATCACTAGCATTTTTCAGATCGATTGTCGCGAACTTAGGATCGCTAATCAGACTACGGTGCAAATCTGCTGTAGTCTTTAAATCGATACCGTACTCCAGAAGAGAGTTACGGATGCCGATTCCAATACGTCTTTGGGTCAGGATATTCGCAAGAGGTTCGATGCAAATAGGTCTGTCCACCAGATTGTTCTTGGGGACAGTAGAAAACCTATTACCTCGAACCATTTCAGTTACGGCATAAAGTTTAAAACCGAAAATCTTTTTGGGGGCGTCAGGGAAGTTCCCATAACGCTGCCATAAGACACGGTTTATCTTCCTCATGTCGTTCTGAGGCCCTGCGAAAAGCTTCGCAAATCTACGACGAGTCGCTAGTTTTAAACTACGATTAGCGTAAACAGTAGCTAACCATAATTCAAAGTTATCTTCTGTGCAAGTCCACGTACTTCGACTAAGTTTTGATTCAATAGAATTAAAACCTAATGTAGGTACGAACTCACTTCCAGAGGTGAACTCTAATGATCCTAACCGAAAACGGTTAAGAACTTTAGCGATAATCATCTTTGCGATGGCCCAGTTGGGTCTATAGAGCCTACTAAAGCTCAGATCGTTATCACGACCAACCCAAGAGTCCCAGCAAGAATTTCTCCTTGCTAGTCTTTGGGAAGAATTTGGTCTTTCGAGTTTACTGAGGTATCGCTTTTGTGCGATAGTCTCAGCTTTGTTTTCAGCTTCAGAAAAGCTGAAGTTACAAAGCTCACTTCCAACAGCACGGATAGTGCCTTTTTCATCCATTTCATCCCCTTATGCTGCAGCCGGAATAACCGGTGCAGAAGTAGGTGGGAAGCCAGAGAAGACTTTCTGGGTTGTCCAAGCATCAATTTGCTGGGCCAACGAATGGAGGATAACGGCGAGCCGGGCTGCCGACTCTGCAGTTCCGCTTACGCGGAGCCTGACAGAGATGGCATCAACAGCTGCTATACCACCGATTGTCACATTGTTACCATCATTATAGATGATCTCAGTGAGATAATTCTTGGTCCCGACACTGTTAAGCGTCTTGGGAGTGGTATTGTTTCGAAAACGGACAGTCATGTCCGGCTTCGCAGGATCGGCGTAGACTACGCCGGTTGGTTCCTGACGAAGTAGTTGCAATGTAGCCATGTTATGGCACTCCTTAACGGTGAATCTTAACCAGCTAAAGCTTTAGCTAGTTTGGTTATAGGTTTAAGCGACAACGCAGCCGAATCTAAATACCGCCTCCAGTTCATGGAGGGTTTTAGATTAAGGGAAGACATTGTAGCACGAGAGAAAAGAATCCTTTCGTAATGATCATATTCGATGATCTTTACGTCCTGGTCTGAGTTTACATTTAGTGTATAACTTGGACGAGGAGGATCGACTGGGAAACAAGTTTGATACCCAGACGAGTTACCTGACCAACTACCATTAATGGTAGTGCTTTTGGCCACGTGTAACCAAGTTCTTTTCTTTAACTGTTTTCGGATCGATGTGCAACACAACACTTGCGACGCCAAATCGGCAGACAAGTTTGCAGTGATGAAATCACCCACATTCAAGAACCAATCAACTACAAAGGAGTAAGGAATTAACTCCCACGCAGTCGATATGGGATTGAATGATATGGCATCGAGACGGGAGAGATCAGTATTTTTATATACGCACACTACCGTGCTCCTAACTGTTACATTTCCTGTCATCTCAGTACCCAAGTACATACTTGGGAGAGAACCAGGGTTCAAGGTCTGTGGTTTTACAACCACCATTCCTCTAGATGTATCAATAGATGAGTTACGTAGTATAACCTTTTGTATATCCAACATTGAATATACAATCGGCATTATAGCGTATCGGTAGGCTAACCAAGCAGACCCAATTTTCCGGAAGATCTTTTTAGAAGATCTTCGTAGATCACGGGGTTTGATGGCTTTTGCTGCTTTCAAATCTGATAGCGAAAACTGTCTACCAAAGTTGTTAACAGCGCCCGCGAAACTAGATGCGTTTGATTTGAAAAAGTCAACTGTTTGTCGCAGTTCACAAATTTCAGTCAAAGCGTCATAGTCTTTGTAGGACTTAACGACAGCATCTTGTCTCGACTGCGTAATTGCAGACACAATGTCAGCATAGGAAATATCAGAGAAGACCTTTTCAGGTACATTCTGAGAACCCCAATATGCTGCGTCGCCCACAACATTATACCCTGTATAGCCAGTCTGTGCTGCCGAATTGGCACACACATAGTGACACATATAGGGGTTGCTGGGACCGGCGGTATGCAATTTCGCGCATAGCCGACCTACCATTGAAGTTACCTCTGGGACTTTCGCAAGTAAATTGCGAGTGGTTGTCTTATTATGAAAATAAGGATTCATCGAAATGACTCCTTGCTTTCTTAACTTATAGAAAAGATCTGCATAGACAGAAGTGTCTTTTGGAGATTTATCTTCTATAACTACGACAGGATCATACTTAACGGTCGTTGAAGGAGGCGCAGCTGTAGTAAATACAGCGCGACTACCGTCAGTACCGTAACGAGTACACCCTGGATCAGTAGTAGATGTACCATCCCAAGCGGGCAAAGTGCTCGTATGTAAATCTTCAATACGTTGGTATTCGGCCATGCAATCACTCCAGTCATGACAAGGATCTTTGGTTCCCTTTTGATGGGGAAGGTTCCATTTGTCGGTCAGGCTCATCTAATGGTAAAGCAGACAAGGCAAGAGGTATAGGAGATTGTGGTAATAGAAAGAATTCTAGAACCGCTCTCCGCTCTTGACTAGTCAAACTAATATCATTGAGTTGCCGATCGATCATAGGACCTCCAAAGATGATTGTAAGTGAATAAATCCTCCGAACCTGGTACAACCAGGGACAAAGGGGTAAAAGAGAGGTTTATCCTCCGCTCTAAGAGCG